GAAGGGCCGCAAGCTCACGACCGTCCCCGAGGGCATGACCAAGGAAGAATGGGAAGACAAGCTCGCCGCTACCGTCGAGTCTGTCGCCTCCAATCCGGCCGTCATCGAGGAAGCCAAGAAGGCTGTCAAGGCCAAGCAGAAGCGCGCCGAAGCACTCGCCGGCGCCTTGGGTGATATTGCCGGTTAATTCTCCCTTCCGGCAATTTGGGATCGTCAGTCCAATGTCCCCCGGACTGACGGTCCCTCTTTTACTCTAGCGCAAGGAACCCACAGCCATGCAAAACTTTCCCACCTACGTAGTCGGCGCAAACTTCCGTCCCTCGGAAGCCCGTGCTCTCATCAAGCGCCTCGCGATCGGCGACAGCCTGTATCTCAAGCGCGAACCTGGCAACCCCTACGACTCCAACGCCGTCATGGTCTTCGCTCAAGACGAGAACGAGGATCGCGTTCACATCGGCTACGTGCCGAAGGATGACAACCCCGTGATCGCCCAGATGCTTGACGAGGAACTCGAGCCCACCGTCGAGATCACCTCGTTCGCCGGCACGTTGAAGCCCGCCATCCTCATTCAGTTTTCCGAGGAGTCCGCAAGCGACTCCGAAGAGGCTTCGGCCGATGTCGGCGATTGAAATTCTCTTTGCCGCTCTTAACGCCGAGTTTGGCGTGGTCGTCGAGTCGGAAGATGTCGAACGGCTGAAGCAGCGGCTTTCCGTGGCTCGTGCAAAGGACCCGCAGTTCGCTGTGCTTTCCATTTGCACGAGCCCTTTCGCCCCAACCTCTCAGATATGGATTGTGAAAAATGAGCGACCAACTGACTAAGCACACTCTGAACCTGCGGAAGGGGGACTACGAACGGCTCCGCGCCCTGTTCCCAGACATCGGCGCTGCCGTGATCATCCGCAAGATCGTCTCGAAGTTCCTCGACAAGACCGAGGCCGACGGCAAGTCGGGACTCAAGGTGGAGATCGAGCTATGAGCGACATCACCGAGTTGTTCCAGCGTGATCCGTTGTCCTTGACGACCGAGGACATCGACCAGATCATCGCGCGCTACCGCGAGGCCCGGACTCAGTTCAACATGGGCAACGTCAAGGCCGGCAAGCTGGACAACAAAACCTCCATGGCGCTGGAGAAGGCGAAACAGATGAAATTGGACATCGACCTATGAACAGCTCCTTCGACTCAACCGGCGTTCAATTCGCTTGGGACTCCACGTCCGTCAAGCTTGCGGAAGAATGCCTCTACAAATATAAGCTGAAGATGCTCGACGGCTGGTCTGAGCCGTCCGTCTCCGTACACCTTCGCTTTGGCGGCATCTACGCCACGGCCCTCGAGCATTACCACAAGCACGTCGCCTACGGTATGGATACCGAGGACGCCCTTCGCGCTGTCGTTGCCGAGGCTATGGTGCTGACGTGGGATTACGAGAAAGACGAGGACGGAAACCCGATACCGGAAACCGGCCAAGCCTGGAACCCCATGCACAACACCAAGACTCGTGACAATCTTATCCGTACCATCATCTGGTACATCGATCACTTCGCCAACGACGAGCTGCACGTGGTGAAGCTGGCCGACGGGACTCCGGCCGTCGAGTATTCCATCGCCCTCCCAGTCGATGATGGCATTGTCTTCACCTGCCACCTTGATCGCCTCGTGGATTACTCGGACAACCTCATGGTCATGGACCAGAAAACTACGGGTGCGACCTTGAGCGCCGCCTACTTCTCCGCCTACAGCCCGGACACGCAGATGTCCATGTACACCTTCATGGGCAAGACGGCGCTGAAGATCCCGGTCAAGGGCGTCATCATCGACGCGGCCCAGATCGCCGTCGGCTTTTCCCGTTTCGAGCGGGGCATGACATTTCGCACGGATAGCCAGCTGAACGAATGGTACAACGACACTATGTATCATATCGAAACCGCACAGCACGCTACCCGCGAACACTACTTCCCGATGAACCGCAGTTCGTGCGGGAACTACGGGGGCTGCCAGTTCCGCAAGGTCTGCTCCAAGAGCCCCGAACACCGACTGAACTTCCTCAAAGCCGACTTCGTTCTTGACGAACGTTGGGACCCACTGAAAAGGAGATAATCCATGAACAGTCTTGTACATGAATTGCGTCAACAAAATGAGCGGCTGTACTTGCTGACCGAACGCCTGTTCACGCTGAACAACGTGTTGACCACTGCAGACAGGGTGGAAATGGGACCGGCACTAGCTTATCCCTCCGGCATTGTCGGCGACCTTGCTGGCACGATCAACAACACCGCTGAATTGATCAGCATCTGCGAGCACTACTGCAAGCGGCTGTGGGAAATTCTGGAGGTGGACGCGAACGTATCTAGTGCGCCGTTAACTTCTGGTGCTGAACTATCCAGCACCAAGCTCGGGGCCAGATACTGATGGCCACCCTTGACCAGCACCAATCATCCAAGTACGCCAAGATGATCTACATCGGCGACAGCGGCACAGGCAAAACAGGGTCCCTTGTCAGCCTCTTGGCCGACGGTTACCAGTTCAAGATCTTGGACTTCGACAACGGGCTGGACGTGCTCGCCCAGTACGCCCGGCGTGAGTGCCCGGATAAACTTGGCAACATCGAGTTTGAAACTTTCCGGGACAAGTACAGCAGCTCCTCGGCCGGCCCCATCGTGAAGGGAATGCCGAAAGCGTTTCTGGATGGACTGAAAAAACTGGACGAATGGTCCAAGATCGAGGATAATCGGATGATCTTCGTGCTCGACAGTCTGTCCGCGTTCGGCAAGTCCGCTTTCGAATGGGCCAAGGCCATGAACCCGACGGCCAAGGACCCGAGACAGTGGTACTTCTCGGCTCAACAGGCCGTCGAAAATACCATCGCACTGTTGACCGGCGAGGACTTTCACCAGAATGTGATAGTCATTTCCCATGTCAATTACAAAGAATTGGCCGACGGGACCACAAAGGGCTATGCCAACGCGATCGGCTCCGCCCTTGGCCCCACCATCGCCAAGTATTTTAACACTCTGATCCTCGCCGAAAGCACCGGATCAGGTAAGAATACCCGCCGGAAAATCAAAACCCTTCCGACGGGTGTGATCGACTTGAAGACCCCATCTCCCTTCAAGCTCGAGGGCGAACTACCCCTGGAGACGGGACTATCCACAATCTTCAACGCCATCAAATCGGAGTAACCCAAATGGCTGGACTGAATTTTTCCGACATCACCAACAAGAAGCTCGAAGAAGTCGAACGCCCGCCGCTTGCGCCGGTCGGCACGTACCGCTGGCAGGTGACCAAGCTTCCCACAATCACCACGTCCTCTGACGGCAAGTGGGACATCGTGAACTTTCCGATCAGGGCCCTCGAAGCCCTCGACGATACCGATATGTCCGACTACGCCGGCGAGGTCACCTCGATCACCGAGTCGGTCCGCTTCATGTTCAACAAGGAAGACGAAGTGGAGTTCAAGAAGTCCGAGTACCGTCTCCGGAACTTCCTCGAAAAGGCCTTGAAGTGCGCCGACGAAACCTCGACCCTGGGCGTCGCCATGAATGCCTCGGTGAACCAGCAGTTCATCGCGCCGCTCACCTGGCGCCCGGACAAGAACGACACCAGCATCTTCTACACTCAGCTCGGCACCGCAGCCCCGCTGGAATAACCTCGAAGGGCCGACTAACTAAGGGGGCGCGAATGCCCCCTCTTTTTCTGGAGAGAAAAATGGAGAGCGAGAATTACATTCTGTGGTCAGTCAAGGCGTCGGGCTGGCTTAGCAAAGGCGGGAATTATACATCGACCCGTGCTGATGCTGACACATTCACGTTGACGAGAGCCCTGGAAATGTGCAAGCGGCACAAGGGCAATCGCGCCGAGTTCGGCCTCATCCCCGTCTCCCTCGAATTGTTGGAGATGATCTGATGACCAGCGGCGAATTTCACTCCATCCCTGTTGCATCCATCACAGTCAATCGCGGTGATCGGCAACGTCGGGAGCTGAAGAACATCGAAGAACTGGCCGAGTCGATCAACCGCATCGGCCTTATTCACCCTCCCGTCGTTACCCGTGACCACGTACTCGTGGCCGGCGAGCGGCGGCTTTCCGCTATCAAGATGCTCGGGCACACCAGCGTTCCCGTGCAGTACGTGGACGAGCTGGACCCGCTCGAGTTGCACGTGATCGAGCTGGAGGAAAACGTCAAGCGTGTGGATCTCTCGTGGCAGGATCAGGTCCTCGCTATGCAGCGTTACCATGAACTACGAGCACGGCAACAGCCCGGCTGGTCCATGACCGACACGGCTAAGGCCATCGGCGCCACTCCGCAAGAGGTCAGCCAGAAGATCCTCGTCGCCACCGAGATCGCTAAGGGCAACGAACTTGTCACCAAGGCTGACAAATTCACCACGGCCAAGAACATCGTTACGCGGGATAACAGTCGCAAGGCCGTGTCCGCCGTGAAGTCCGCCGAGACGCAGCTCACGTCCTTGCTCGGTGAAGAGCCCGAACCGGAACCCACAGCCCGGCCGGTCCCACTGTTGAACGAGGACTTCCATGAATGGGCCTCGGGCTATTGTGGCCAGCCCTTCAACTTCATCCACTGCGATTTCCCCTACGGGGTGAACATGCACAAATCCGGACAAGGAGCTAACCAATCCTACGGCAGCTACGCGGATGAAGAAGACGTATATTGGAAACTCATATCCAGCCTTGAGCTGGCCATGTCCAACGTTGTCGCTGACTCAGCTCACCTTATGTTCTGGTACTCTATGGATTACCATCAGATCACCATGGAGCGTCTTACGGCCATGGGCTGGCGAGTCAATCCCTTCCCACTTATCTGGTTCAAGAATGACAATACCGGTATCATACCTGATGCCCAGCGTGGCCCTCGCAGGGTTTATGAGACTTGCCTCATTGCAAGTCGCGGCGATCGGCTACTCACTGCTCGAGGTGCGAAGTCCAACCTTTTCGCCCATCCGGGTAAAGACAAGTCGATCCACATGAACGAGAAGCCGGTGCCGATGCTTCGGCATTTTATGGAGATGTTTGTCGATGAGTATTCCCTCGTTTTGGATCCCACTGCTGGATCGGCTAACGCGCTTAAAGCCGCCACCGCTTTGGGGGCTCCCACCGTACTCGGGCTCGAACGAGACCCTGAGTTCTTTGCTCGCTCAACTGAGGCCTATTGGATCGGACCCGAAGACAGCATTTGAGCCATATATTAAACCGGATTTAACAACCATACAGGGGGTTAACATGACTGTACTACTCGAAGACGAAATCGCAGAAGCAACTGAAACTGAACTGTTGCTCGACACCCGCCACAACACCCACGAGAACTACGAGGACACGGCCCGGATCGCGCAGACGTTGAAGAACGTTATGCGTGCCGAGCTTAGCTATCGTCATCGCCGTGGTCAGCCCAATCTTTCATTCAAACAGCTTGAGTCCCTGGACCTGATCATGACCAAGATAGCCCGCATCATCGCCGGCGACAACATGGAGAAGGACCACTGGGACGACATCGCTGGTTACGCCACGCTGCCTTCCAAGGACACCTAACATGGACATCATGGTTGTAGGCGAAACCATCGGCCAAGATGGGCTCCCTTTCTCGGGGACCCATCACTGGCTGCTGAAAAAATCTATGTCCGAGATCGGCATTCGCATTGACGATTGCCATCTTACCGCCGTGTTCAAGGAGCCCCTTGATCTGTTCTCCGTATGCGGTCCCAAGCCGGCGGGCATCCCCGGTATGCCCACGCTTATCAAAAACAAGTACATGCCAGCTCAATACGCCCATCATCTTTATTCGTTCTACAAAGAGGTCAACCGTGTTAACCCTAACCTTATTATTGCAGCTGGTTCGACGGCTGCGTGGGCACTTTGTGGCTCAGCCGGAATTAAGGCTATCCGAGGCGCATCTATGGCAGCGGTGCAATCGGCTCTTACGCCAGTTGGTTGCGGGTATGACCGACAATTCCAGGTCCTTCCAACATATCACCCATCTACGATACTCAAGGATTGGAGTCTCCGTCCGGTATTCCTATCTGATCTGGATAAGGCCCGACGGTATTCCACCAATCCATTAGTCCGTCGCCCCGAGCGGATCATCTGGATCGAGCCCACACTCGCTGACCTGCAAATCTTTGAGGACAACTTTATCCTTCATTCCGATCGCCTGTCAATCGACATCGAGACCGCGAATGAGCAGATCACCTGCATCGGTTTCGCTGTAGGCCCATCGGTCGCCATCGTCATCCCCTTCTTCAGCCGCGCCCGCAAGAACTACTGGCGGACGCAAGCGGATGAAATGGCAGCTTGGTCCTACGTCCGCCGCTGGTGCCAGATGAAGCCGTCGGTTTTCCAGAACGGAATGTACGATATGAACTGGCTCTGGCGCAGGTACGGCATACCCTGCATCGG